ACCAATAGATGCCGGTTATGTGAGAGCAGACACACGTCTGAAAGAAGAAAACAGGACAGGCTTCATGGACGGCTGGCCAGATATACCAATGATCAGCTGGTGGCCGAACTACGGAGACGTGGAGCGCATATCATGTATGGAAGTGATTTTGATTGTGTAACAACGATTTGATATGGAAGAAGTAAATAAAAAAATATTTATAGAATACGTATCTCACTTGTATAGTACCGATAAAAGCTATGAGGTTATTGGTAAAACCATTAAAGCTGTAAAGTTATTCCTTGAAAGCGATTATCAGGTAAGCCGTAAAGGATACAAGGCTTATATCAGAGAGAATGCCGTTGAATTATCTGACAAGCCATACATTAAAGATGCTCTATGTGGGTTCCTTAATTATCTTGGTATTGGGTACTCTCGTACACGAAAGGAGAAAACCGTTAAACCTTTGGAGAAGCTAAGCGATGTTTCTGAAAAGAATATGAAACTGATGAACGATTTTATCTATTACCTTAC